AAGAGTGAGCACGAGACTCGTTTGCGTTTCGAAGACTACTTGGAAATGGCTATGGTTGAAGGTGTTCCCGCTGATGCTACTTCAGCTGCCTTGACCTACTTGTCAACTGGAACTGCTACTGCTGCTGGTACCGAAGGTATGTTCTATACCATCGAGAACCGTGGTAACGTATGGGGCGGTGGTTATCCCACCACTTTGGCTGACTTTGATGCCATCATCCAGCGTTTGGACAAGCAGGGTTCTATCCAAGAGAACGCTTTGTTCGTAAACCGTGAGTTCAGCTTCTCTATTGACGACATGTTGGCTGCTCAAAACAGCTACGGTGCCAATGGAACTAGCTACGGTTTGTTCAACAACAGCGAGCAAATGGCTTTGAACTTGGGCTTCTCTGGCTTCAAGCGTGGCTATGAGTTCTACAAGACCGATTGGAAGTATCTGAACGACCCCACTTTGCGTGGTGGTGTTACTGCTGACAACGTAAATGGTGTATTGGTTCCCGCTGGTTCTACCACTGTTTATGACATGGTTTTGGGCAAGAACGCCAAGCGTCCTTTCTTGCACGTTCGTTATCGCGCTTCTGAAGCCGAAGATCGTCGCTACAAGACTTGGATGACTGGTTCTGCTGGTGGCGCTAACAACAGCGACATCGACGCAATGGAAGTTCACTTCTTGTCTGAGCGTGCTTTGTGCACCATGGGTGCTAACAACTTCTTCTTGTTCCAAGACTAAGATAATTGTTAGACAGACAATAAAGAGAGGGGCCGAAACGCCCCTCTTTTTTTGTGTTATATTTGCAGTGTAAAATTTAATATTATGGAATTTAAAGATCGAATCTACACATTGAAGGGTCGAAGCACCCCACTGTCGTACACTTTGGCATCTCGCCACACATCTCAATCACCTCTTCTTTACTTTGACGAAAAGACGGGTATGAACCGTGCTCTTCGTTATGCACGAAACCAAAAGTCTCCATTTATGGATGAGCAGGACGAGCACGCTGTTGTTGAGCCTATTGTATTTGAAGATGGCGTTTTGAAGGTTGACAAGAAGAACACTATGCTCAATAAGTTCTTGGAACTTCATCCGAAGAATGGAATTGCATTTGAAGAGGTTGATATTGAGCGTGACGCACAAAAAGAACTTGACGACATCAATTATGAGATTGAAGCATTAATTGCTGCCAAGTCTCTGCCCATCGAGAAGATGGAAGCCATTTGTCGTGTTGCATTGGGCTTGAACGTTGACAAAATGTCATCATCAGAGTTGAAGCGTGATGTATTGATTTATGCGAAGAGTAATGCAAAAGAATTCTTGGAAATGTTGGATGACCCCGATATGGAACTTGACGATCATGCATATCAGTTTGTAAACGCAGGCTTGATTTCTGTTCGCAGAAACGGTGACCTGTGGTTCAGCTTGCCTGACAACAAGAAGAAAATCTGCTCTACTCCATACGGACAAGACCCCATGGACGTATTGGCTGCATGGTTGATGACTGACGAAGGAATCGAGGCCACCAAGACATTGTCCGCAATGTTGTAAGCCACACCTCTATAGCAAAGGGCCATCCGACCTCGGGTGGCCTTTTTTTGTTATCTTTGTGCAAATGATCAACGAGGTCAGAAACACTGTGATGGCAGTTCTGAACAAGGACAACAACGGGTATGTTACACCCGAAGAGTTCAACTTGTTCGCCAAGCAAGCGCAGCTCGAAGTGTTTGAAGATTACTTCTTTCGTTATCGCAACGCTGTAACAATGATGAATAGCCGCACGTCAAACAGTGGCTATGCTGACTTGCTCAAGCAGACAGGAGAGGTAATTGATTCATTCTCAGAGGCTGCCACATTGGTATTGGACAGCGGAAGCAGCTTTAAGCTTCCAGCCAATTATTATTCTATCAACCAGGTTATCTACGGAGGAAAAGAAGTAGAGCCTGTTACACAATACAAAATTCTCAATTTGCTTTCGTCTAACCTGACAGCTCCAAGCACAGGATACCCAGCATACGTACAGCGTGACCGTGCTACTGATGGAAGCGATTTGATTACCGTATATCCAACCACGATCAATACCGGTGTTAGTGCGTTCTACGTTCGCTACCCACTTGATCCAAAGTGGACGTATACTCAAGTAGCTGGTAACCCATTGTTCAATCAGTCAGCAGTTGACTACCAAGACTTTGAGTTGCCTTTGTCAAACTTCAACGACATTGTCCTTCGCATCTTGCAGTACGCTGGTGTCAACATTCGTGAATACGAGGTTGCTCAGTTCGCAAAGCAAGAGGAGATGATGAATAAACAACAAGGAGAATAATGGCCTACATTAGTAATTATCAATACTACACAAACAACGGAGTAGCGCCTACGGATCAGAATTGGGGCGAGTACCAATACGTGAGCCTATCCGATGTTGTCAATAACTTTATGATGATGTATGTTGGAGACGACAAACTCGTCAATAATGTAAATCGTTACAACGTGTTGTTTCACGCCAAGCGTGGTATCCAAGAGATCAATTACGATGCTCTGAAGAATACCAAGGTGGTAGAGATTGAGGTCGGTGACGACCTTCAGCTGATTCTGCCTCCTGACTACGTGAACTACATTCGTGTGTCTGTACAGAACCAAGGTGTGCTGTACCCTCTTCACGAGAACACCAAAATAAACTACGCCACCGCTTACTTGCAGGACAACAACTTGAATGTGTTGTTTGACCAAGACGGCAATGTATTGACAGGGACATCTGATTTGGACGCACAACGAATTATGGGTAATCCACAGGCGTTGTACAGCGGCACAGGGCCTTATGCAGGCCAATGGGGTTGGTTTGTTGATGGTGATTGGTACTTCGGCTACGCAATCGGAGGATACTTCGGATTGAATACCGAGACAGCAAACATTAACCCAAGCTTCCGTGTGAACAAAGCCGGTGGCGTCATCAACTTCAGCTCAGGCGTAGCCAACCAACTGATCGTTCTAGAATACGTGTCAGATGGAATGGAGAACGGAAATGACGACAGTGTAAAGATCCACAAGTTCGCAGAAGAGTTCTTGTACTCTTACGTGAAGTGGGCTTTGCTCAACAATAAGTTTGGCATCCAAGAATATGTGGTCAACCGAGCAAAGAAGGACAAGACCGCAAACTTGCGCAACGCCAAGATCAGACTTAGCAATTTACACCCTGGCCGACTCTTGATGAACCTGAGAGGACAGGATAAGTGGATTAAATAAATATGAAGATAACCAAGAGTTTCGTTGCTGGGATCATGAATAAGGATCTCGATGAGCGTTTGATACCCGACGGTCAGTACGTCGATGCTATGAACATTCAGATTGGCTCATCAGAGGCTACGAATGTTGGTGCTGTCGAGAACGAGTACGGCAATAGTCTCGTAGACAACGCAGCATATGAGCATAGTACGGGAACCTGTATTGGAGCTATTGCTGTTGAGGAGGTTGGGTGTATCTATTGGTTTGTTATTGGCGACAACGGAAACTATGTTTACGAGTACAATCAAGATACTGGTGATGTTGTAGTTGTTCTGAAAGATACACGCCCTGGAGCAAACAATGTATTGAACTTTGATAATGAGCACGTAATTACAGGCGTTAATTATATTAATGGTTTCTTGTGCTGGACAGATGACTTAAATCCTCCTCGCAAGATTAATATCCAAAGGGCAAAAGCGTATGGTGCGAACAACTTCTACGATGATGATATCAGCGTAATTGTAAAACCACCTTTGAATCCTCCTACGATAGCTGGCAGAAATGACGCAACGATAAACTCAAATAACTTGTCAGAGCGATTCTTGTATTTTGCGTACAGATACAAATACGTTGACGACGAGTATAGTTCATTGTCTCCATTTTCAGAAGTTGCATTTACTCCGAAACAGTTTGGAGTTGATGGTAATAGCGGGGTAAACAATGGAATGGTCAACTTCAACAATGTATATGATGTTACGTTCCAAACAGGAGACGAAAACGTAACTGACATACAATTAATATTTTACGACACAAGTAAAATCAATGCGTATATCATTGACACGTTTAACAAAGAAGAAAGAAAGTACGACAGCAATTCATCTGCTACTTTTTCTTTCTACAATAACAAGATATACGCACCTCTGCAAACAGACCAACTTACTCGTTTATTTGACAATGTTCCATTGAAGGCAAAGGCCCAGGAGTTGGTTGGAAATAGATTGGCCTATGGAAACTACACTCAGTTCTATGACATCAGAGACTGCGATGGCCTTGACATACCAATCTCGTACAATATAGAGTTGAGTTCTAGTACCTACGAAGATTTAGCAGAAAACACAGGAACCCCTCTTCCAACATGGAAATCAAACAGAGATTATGAAATCGGTGTGGTGTATTTGGACGACTATGGGCGCATGACCACGGTACAGACATCACCAAACAATAGCATATTCATTGATCCCGAATATTCAGACAATCAAAACAAGCTTCGGGTAAATATATACAACGAGGCTCCTTGTTTTGCTACGCACTATAGATTGGCCATTAAACAAAGCAAGGGAGATTACTATAACATATACCCAACGTTTTTTGTTGAGGATGGGTCATATAAGTATTTCAAAATTAACCAGTCTGACGTAGACAAAGTAAAAGCAAACCAATACATAGTATTCAAGACAGACTCAACAGGAGTAGTTGACAATGCCCCGCAATACAAAGTACTTGATGTGTCGTATTTGTCTAAAGATCAATTAGGGGCAGGAGTACCGAGTGTAGAGGGGGTTTATATCAAACTTTCTGTAGATAATGAGGTAAAGATATCAAAAGATATTATACAGGTAACAACCTACAAAGGACAAGGGGCAAACTCAACGGCAAACCTTAGAACTGGCCCAGCTATTACGTGTAACAATGGAACAAAGTGGCCAATTCTTGTCAATTCTCCAAATGGAACAACTATTGGTGTTCGTAGTGTTGATAATCCAATTTTCTATGGTGTCAACTCACAAGCCGCAAACATATTAAACATAGAAAGAGACAATCAGTTCTTTGGGTCTTTTGATATTAGATATAGAATTGAAATTACATCGGGTGGCGCGTCTCCAAAGTTTAATTACTATCTGTTTGGCGATTCACAAAAGGTACTTTCGTCAGATCAAACAATCGTTGCTGGAACTGAAATTGCCTTAAAAAACTCAGCAGGCGGAACTGATGTTGCATATGTTTCATTTTCTTCAACTTCGAACTTAAGCGTTGGAGATTATTGGATTGTCAATTGTAGATCACTTGCTGGAAATAATCTTTTTGGAATTAAAACTACATTTGATGATAAACAACGTCTTGGTGGATTTGCAATAATACCTGCAGAGTATACAGTAAGGTCTGGAGCTCAGATTAAATTTAAAATATCAGAAAGTCAAAACGTTCAAGATCAGCCAGAACAGGTATTTACTTCTTCAAAAA